GCTGCACCAGTTGCACCGCCAGCGCCTGCGAAGTCAGCGATGGCCGCGGCAGTGGCTGATGACGAAATGTTCTAACTGATCGGCTTTAAGCACCGCTGGGTAGCACCAGCGGTTTTTTTTCCTCTAAAAAAATACAACATGAAATATCTCTCACTTTGCAGTGGTATTGAGGCGGCAACAGTAGCATGGCATCCCCTTGGCTGGGAGGCAGTAGCGTATTCGGAGATCGAAAAGTTTCCATCTCAGGTGCTGGCGCACCACTACCCACAAACGCCAAACCTTGGCGACATGACGAAATTTAAGGAGTGGTCAATTGAATCAAATGTCGATCTTCTTGTCGGAGGAACTCCCTGCCAATCATTCTCAGTCGCAGGACTTAGAAAAGGATTGGATGACCCGCGTGGCAACCTCATGCTCACCTATCTTGCCATTGCTGACAAATATCGCCCCAGATGGTTGGTCTGGGAGAATGTCCCTGGAGTCCTGTCATCTAACGGAGGACAAGATTTTGGTGTCTTCCTCGGGGCGCTGGGCGAACTCGGGTATGGGTTCGCCTACCGCGTTCTTGACGCTCAATACTTTGGAGTGGCACAGCGCCGCCGCCGTGTGTTCGTTGTCGGATACCTTGGAGATTGGCGACCTGCCGCAGCGGTACTTTTTGAGCGCCACAGCCTGTCAGGGAATCCTGCGCCGAGCAGAGAAAAGAGGAAAGAAGTTACCTCCTACACTCCAAGCAGCATTGGAGGGTATAGCGAAGGTGTCGGAACTCTGAGAGCGCACGGTGGTGATCTTGGTGGCGGTTCAGAGAATTTGGTTGCCAAGTGCCTTACACGAGGCGCTGGTCAGCGTTACGATTTTGAAACAGAAGACTTGATTCCATCCTATGGCATACCTGGCAATTGGATTGGAAGCAAACCGGAGAACGGTGGTAACGCCACAGAGCCAATGCATGACATTGCACCATGTCTCACCAAGGCTGATCAGCATGGTGTGGCGCAGCCAATTGCATTTACTACTGAGCAAACGCCAAAGTACAACCATGATCAGGCGCTGACTTTGACAAAATCAGAATCAAAACACAATCAATGCGTGGCTCAACCTGTCTACGAAATGCATGGACAGGACAGCCGTGTGCGTGAATTGGGAGATGTTTGCACCACTGTTTCTGCCACCTATGGCACGGGCGGCGGTAATGTGCCAGTGACAATTCAACCCATTGGATTTGACGCATATAACAATGATGTTACTGGTGATGTTTCAAAGACCATCGACACAGGTCAGGATTATCACCATGTGCCAAACATTTTGCAACACATGGCCGTGCGCCGACTCACACCAATTGAATGCGAGAGATTGCAGGGCTTTGGCGATAACTACACCGACATCCAACCCAAGGGCAAGCCAACGCCAGACGGTCCAAGGTACAAAGCCTTGGGCAACAGCATGGCAGTGCCTGTGATGGCGTGGATCGGACAACGCATCGAACAAGTAGAGGCAATATGCAAGCAGAACAAATAGCCAAGACGCTCGGCAACGCAAAGAAAGCAAACGGTCAGTGGGTGGCAAGTTGCCCTGTACCGAGTCACGGTAAAGGCAACGGCGACAAGAATCCATCTCTCAGCATAGACATCAATGACGAGGGTAAGCCTCTCTTTCACTGTCACGGTGGGTGCAGCCAAGAGGATGTCTTCCACACCATCAGAGCACTGAACCTGTTGCCGGAACTTTTGGAGAGGCCAGACCCACTCGCCAACATCAAGCCAATCCCGAAGGTGGAATTCCAGCAGGAGTGGATTTACACCGATGAAGATCGTCAGCCGGTATTTGTTAAGCAGCGGCTAAAGGTAGGCGAGTCAGGCAAGACTTACCGGCTGTACAAGATTGACGAGGCAGGCAGAAAGCAAAGCACGCTGTCAGACGCACGCATCGTCCCCTACAACCTGCCAGCATTGCTGGACGCGAAGACCGCAGGCAGAAACATCTTCTTAGTGGAAGGCGAGAAGGCCGCCGATGCCATCAAGTCAATTGGCATGATCGCCACTACCGCGCACACTGGCGCCGGATCATGGCCAGCCGCCATCACTGAATACTTTGCTGGCGCTCAAGTCATCATCTTGCCGGACAACGATGTGGCGGGTTGGGGATATGCGTATAAGGCGGCAGAGGCCATATTGCCCATCGTCAAATCACTCAAAGTTGTTGACCTCGGACTGCAGGGGCAGGGAGATGACGCCTATGAATTCATTGAGGAGGGTGGCAGCAGGGACAAGTTGGTGGCGCTGGTCAAGGCGGCATCAGTGTTAACTAGTGTGGATCAGCTAACGATGCCCGAAAGATTGAATCCTGTGCTCAATTCGATTGCGAGTGCGGTGCAGCAAGTGACGGCGCCAGCCGAGGACATTGCCAAGGAATTCGAGACAGAGACACCACCACCAAAACCCATCAAGCAAATACAGATCGAGCACTGGGACTCGATACAAGATGAGCCGGTCAAGTGGCTGATTGAGGGAGTGATACCTGTGGGTGCGTTTACGGCTTTGTATGGACCACCTGGAAGTTTCAAGTCCTTTATCGCGCTGGACATTGCCGAGGCGATAGCCACGGGCAGGACATGGATGGGTCACGGCGTGACAGAAAAGGGCGCGGTCTTGTACATCTGCGGTGAGGGATTTGGCGGTGTCGGTGCGCGGATCAAGGCGTGCAAGCAGCATCACCAGACCGAGGACGGTGCGCCGATCTATGTGATCAGACATCAGTTGAACCTGAGAGCCAGCGTGGAGGACTTTAATGCGCTGATGATCGCCATCGAAAACCTTGTCTCGGAACTCGGCATCAACTTCAAGATGATCATCGTGGACACCTTAGCCAGAGCCTTTGGCGGTGGCAACGAGAATGACTCAGCAGATATGGGCGCATTCATCACGGCCTGCGGACGCATCCAGCAGATCGTTCAGGACTGCGCCTTGATGATCCTCCACCATAGTGGAAAGGACGCGACAAAAGGGCTGCGCGGACACTCCTCACTGCTGGGCGCGGTGGACACTGAACTTGAACTCTTGAGATTTGAGGAACAGATGAAAGGTGTCATCACCATCAGCAAGCAAAAGGACGGCGAGGACAACAAACGCATCGGCTTTGAAATGGTCAAAGTCGAACTGGCAGCGCCAGCCGGATCACTGCAAATCGGTGAACCGGTGACCAGTTTGGCGGTGCAGGCCAGCGAACTTGGATCGTTCGATGGCATGAAAAAGGACGGCAAAAGCAACGCCGGACACGGCAAGAATCAGGTCTTGTCACTCCAATGTCTAGAATCAGCGATTAAGAAGAATGGATACTTGAAGTTAATCGAAGGTACTCAGCGCATGGTTGTCGATTTGACGCATTGGCGAGCCGAATTGTGGTCAAAAATGGGCTGCACTGATGAGGACAAAGACAGTTTCAAGGTCACTTGGAGTCGCATCAGGAAGGACTTGGCAAAGTATGGCCATGGTCAGATCAGCGATGGATTTGCGTGGTTGACGGCAAAAAGCAATTCTGGCGAATCATTCTGATACTGTATGAATAGACAGGTAACAGTTAACAAACAGGTAACAAATGTTACTTGTTTGTTCCGCACAGGTTAACAGTAACAAACCGAGAGTCTAAAGACTCGGAGGTTTGTTAACCACTGTGTGTAACCGTAACGAGGAAACGAAATGGCAACGAAGAGAACAGCAAACAAGCATCCAGAGGTAAAGCAGCCAAGTCCACAAGCAGATTCGTGGATGATTTATGTGCAGTCAAGATTGGTGGAGTTGGAGGCCGCCAAAGAGGTCAGCGATCGAAAATGGGGAGAAAATCGACTGATTACTTTAGTTGACAGTGGACTCAGAGAGAAATTTTGGATTCAGAACGGCAGATTACATCAAGCGATTGACGCAAAGGATCGGACAAAGTTTGATTCCAGTTTGGCGGGAATGGTCCGCGCGTATTCAGTGTTGGATCAGTGGGCAACCGATCAAGGCATCAGTCCAGCCAGCGATCAGATACCCAGAATCGAATGGCAGTTGCAGTCAGGTCAGGTCATGGTGATTGTCAGAACGGTCAACGAGACGCTGGCCATGCAACGCGAGAGGCAGGAACTGGACAACAAATTCATCTGGTCAATGGAG